GTGCCATCTATTGCCCGACGCTCTCCGGCGTAACCGACGGGAGTGAAGAATGACCAAAGTTGTTCTGATGATCGTGTACTTCTGGGCAACCGGGGACGCGCTAATGTTCGAGACCCAGTTCGACAGCGCTATGTCGTGCGAGGACGCGTTGCCGGCTGGCCGCGAAGCTGCGGCTTTCCAGTTTCCCGGCGCGCAGGAGCCCGAGGACTACGTCGTCTACTGTGTCGACGCGAGCCCGCCGCCCCGGAGTTCGAAATGACGCGTCCCGTCCGCGCGCTAGTGCGCGAGTTGCGGGACTATCATGAAGTGGCCGGCGAACGGGGTATGGTCCCGATCCCGGCTGAGCTAGTGCGCGAGCTTGTCGAGAAGCTCAAAGAGCGCGGCGACTAAACGCTTCGTTAAGGCTCAGGTGAAAGACTCTTGCCGGGCCGCGCAGGAGCGGTGCGAAGAATGCTCTCCCGAGCACTCCGTCTCGCCCGCAGTTGGGGGTCCGCGCGCGGCCCACCTCCATCCGAATGTTGTCGCTTCGTTGCATTTGTGTCCTCGCGTGAACGACAATTATACCAAATCAAAACCTTTCCTAAAGATGTCTGCGCTAAATAACTGGCGTTCCTCAACACGGAGCGCTTCATGTCCACCACACAATCGCCCGGCCCCGTGCCGGATGCAGCCCTTCTCGCGGTCATCACTAATTTGGCCGATGAAGGTGTACCGGTTCGAGCTATCGCACGCTCTACACAAGTCCCGCTCGGCGATGTCCTCGACCATCTTCAGATCGCACTCGGCGAAGGAAAAATTCTCCAGGTCCCGAAGACGGACTGGCCGATCGGCAAGGGACAGAGCCGCGAGAACCGCGAGCCCCAGTTTGATCCATTTACCGGTATCAGCGAGACCGCTTTAGAGACAACTCTGCTTCGCTTGTTCAAGGTGACGAAGCTCCAGTGTTCTCTGCTCATGCCATTGCTGCGGCGCAAAGAAGTCACGCGCCAAGCCATGCACGAAACGATCGAAACGCGCCGGAAGCTCGGGGCACCGCCCACCGAGGAGAAGCTCGTCGACGTGGTGATCTGTAACCTGCGGAAGAAGCTCAAGCCGCTCGGGCTGGAGATCAAGACGATCTGGAGCCAGGGCTACTACATGGAGACAGAGCACCGCCGTAAGGCGCGCGACCTGATCACCGAGCACATGCAGGAAGCCGCGCTTCAGAACCCAGAGGCGGTCACCGCCGCCTTCGAACTGGACGATGAGGACTGAAATCCCTTAAAGATTCCTAAAGAGTTCCCTGCCAGATTGTACCCTGGAAATGGGGGCAACCATGCGTCTCAATATGACAGTCGGCGATGCTGTGATCCACGCCACCGCAGCGGGGAGCATCCTCAGCACCGTGGCCGGCTGGTTGCCGCCCGCAGCTGCTCTCCTCGCGGTCGTCCTGTACACGTTGCAGATTCTTGAACACAAGACAGTGCGGGACTGGTTCGCCCGCCGCCGATTGCGTAAGATCGCGCGCATGAAGGCGAAGCTGGTCAAGCTGGAGCTTGATCACAAACTCTACCCACCGCAACCACCACGATCAGACGACTTAGGTCCAAGCGGATGAAGAAACGTTCGAGGGTTGCCGGCGCGCTCGTGGCCAGACTGCTTGGGCGATCTGCCCCTGCATGTTTCCCAGGACGCACAAAGCGACATACTGGAGATCGTCGCACACGTGTGAGAATCCCTCTTTGTCGTTTTTCTCTGGCACCGCGCGTAGACCGCCGAGCTTGGTTTTTGTATAACGATACCCGCCTGACATAGCCCGGATCAGCCAGGGGCATCCCTTCCGTGAGATGACGAGGCCAGCTTGACCACCTATTGCACGCCCCAAGAGAGATTCAACCGACCGTATACGCGGGTCGATATCGTTTGTAGGCGCGGGCACTACTGGAAGTCCCAGGCGTTTGAGGCAGTCAAAGCACGACTCCTCGCTGATGGAAGATTTCGCAACCCCCGATGGATCGCCAACTACACAGATTTTGAAGTTCTGGTAGTTGCTGTTGAGTATGAGGGGGCGCAGCACCTCGTTGACGTGCTTCTCCAGCCCGATGTTTTTCGCCGGTACTTCCTGGTGGACAATCAGGCGTCCCATGTGATCACACTGGCAAATCAGGCTCCAGGGGTTTCGCCCGAAGTCCTGCCCGATGATCAGCGGATATCCCGGCACTAACAAGGTCTCGTCGACACAATGGAAAGTCGGATTGAAGGTTGCGCGGAAGACCGCCTCACCACTCGGGTCGTTGCCGTATTGCGCCATTACGTAGCGCTTGACCCAGTCGGGCGAGTCCGCGTTCATCTCGCACAGTCGGGTGTAGTACAGGCGGCCGCGCGCGATGCGATCGGGATGGTTGAGTGGCAGCTTGAGTGTCTCGTCCGTCTGGAGGAGCCAGTTGAGGTTCTCGGCGTTCCACGCCAGCCCGCTCGGCTGAACGAACTTCTCCCAGTCGTTCGGCAGGTTCTCAAAGAAGACATGCCAGGGTGTCATCTCGGTGGGCATGTTAGTGTCGGCGATGATCCCGTTCCAAGTCGGAGCACCTCGTGCACCGCTTGGGTATCGTCCGATACGACCCGTTATTGGTGCGACGACAGAGAAGTCCATCTCGATGCACTCCGAAAGCCACGCCCCGGTCAGCTGCATCGACAGCAGGCGCGCTTGGTCATCGGAGTTTTCCAATGGGATGAAGGGCCACTCGCTCACGACATCCTCAAAGCGGACGTGGAACGTGTTCTCCGACACTTTCCACTCGCCAACTCCCTGCATCCACTGCTGACAGTCTTTAAGGATGGTGTCCTTAAGCTGCTTTAGGGTCTGCCGTACGATGGCGAAGCGCGTGTACCGATACCCGTCTGGCGCCGGTGCTTGCTCGATTGCCCGACGCAGAAGCTCGATTGCGCACGCGGTGGTCTTGCCCGAGCCCACAGGCCCGAGCGCTGCCCGCCCGAACGCTGTGGACCGCATGAACTCGGCCAGCGTGGGCGGGGCTTCATATAGGATACTCATTGCCAGGACACCCAGTTCTTGTCCGTCGCGCTCCTCTTCCCGTCGACATACACCTGCCAGTGTGCGGTGATGCCGTGCTCGGGGTGACAGAAGAACAGCGCCTGCGATGGACGGCTGTAGGGCGCGCGCAGGGCCAGACGCGCGTATTCGTCGTATCCCTTGAGCGAGTTGTTCACGACCAGACCCGGCAGCGTCAGGTATTGATGCCAGTGTCCGATGAGCAGGGTGTCGAACTGCCGGCCGATCTGCATCTCCGAGCGGCTGGTCTTCAGCGCGCCGCGCATGATCGGGCCCAGCGCGCCAATGATGCCGTCGCCGCCCTTCACGCCCAGGTCGTCGCCGTGGGTGAGCATAAAGCGGTGACCGAACACCTTGAAGTTGGCGTCGGTCTCGTTCGGCACCATCATCGTAATGCGCTTCTCCTTGCGGAAGAACTTCTCCAGCATGACGTAGATGGTCCAGTCGTAGCTGGTGAATATGCGGTTCTTCATTCTGAACTTTTTGGTCGTGCGCCCGTGATTACCGACCACACACGGGACGAACACGCGGCCAAACTTGGAAGCCATGACTTCCAGAGAAGCCCCGATATAATCAACAAGATCGTTAACCGACTGAGGAGATGTGCGGTCATTGGTCTCTGCCAGTTCTTCGTGGATGTCGCCGCTGATCATGTCGCCGCCCAGACATACGACGATGCCGGGGTACTTCTGCTTGGCGCGGCCCATGTGGTTGAAGCAGAGATCGACCGTGGTGTCGGTCAGGCGCTTGATGCGTTCCCGCCCGATCCTGCGGTTGAATTCGTTGACGCCGCCGACTTGGTCCGGCTCGACGACTTCGCCGTAGTGCCAGTCCGACCAGATCGCGATAGGAGCGCCGCGAGACCCTGGACGACCACCAATGCCAGCAAGCCAGTCGGGAGGCGCGACAGTGTGCGCGCTGAGACCAAAAATTTCTTGGCGGATTTTCTCGGCCGTGTCGTGGTCTTTGTGGAGCGCGTTGAGCATCTTCCGCGCGGAGACGAGTTCGCCGTTCTTCTGCCGGATGATGTCTTGGGCGTCACGCAAGCGGTCGGCGTCAGTTTTGATACGGGCGGACATCGATATCTCCTGTTGCGCTCTCGGCCTTTGGGGGATCGGTTGTATCGAGAAATGCTTTCGGAATACTTAGTCGTCTGTTGGTACCGGTTGGTTGCTTCGCGGCCCTTCGGCGACAAGTTCCAGCGTTGGGATTGTAAGCGTCCCTTTAGCGTCATCCGGTACCGAGCTTGGGCCTCCCGGTGCCGTTTCATTTGGAGCAATGTTTTTTTCGATGACGACTTGCTGCGCGCCCATGTTGATGGTGATCGCGAAGCGCTCGCCGATCTTGGCTGCCGTGGTGTCGCCGATCCCCGCGAGTTGCTTGAGGAATTTCGCGGCTTCGACTTGGTCTCGGAGATTTTCGCCATCGGCAGTCACCTTGGCGCCGAGCTTCGGCAGCGCCTGCTCAAGAAGGAATGCGGATTGGATTTTGAGGCGGCCCTCTGTGCTGTCCGCACGGTGCCACTCCGCGAACAGGCGCTCGAACAGCGCCTTGTATTCGTCGGTCGTCTCAAGAGCTTGGAAGGTTGGAAGGTCGATGTTGAAGGTCTGGAGGATGGTTGCAAGCTCGTTGCAGTCCATCACGACTTCACGCACCAGGAGCGGAAGCTTCCATCTGTCGAACTTCACAACTGCGGTAGCGGCTGGCGGTACCGGAGCGGGCAGCGGTTCGTCGGTCATGGTGTCCTCGTTCGGGGGCACCATCGCCGGTTCGTCCTAACGGAAAGTAAATCTCCGGCGTTAAGCGTTCATCAACGTGTTGTCGTTAGATTGATCCAGAAATTTGGTCGTCGGCGTCAGGTGACATGGAAACCCTCGGTGGCAACGGAGTCTTGCAGGTGATCCCCCCGGGGGCCTTGGAGCGTCAGCTTCAAGACCGTGCCCAGGCCGCCGCCGCTGCGTCTGCTCCTACCCAGGCCCCTGTCCCCGAGCTTGCTGCCTACGTGCGCGGCCAGTACGAAATCTTCCGCAACCACCGGAATACCTCGCAGGGTTGGACCGAGCGGCTACTTGCCGCCCTCCGGACCTTTAACGGGCAGTACGACTCCACGAAGATCGCTGAGATCAAGAAGTTCGGCGGGTCTGAAATCTACGCGCGCGTGATCGCCCAGAAGTGCCGCGCCGCCTCCTCGCTGCTTCGCGACATCTATCTGGGCTCGGACAAGCCGTGGGCCATCACCCCGCCGGCGGACCCGGACGTGCCGGAGGAAGTGCTCGGAAAAATTAACCAATTGCTCCAGTCTGAGACCGCGATGGTCCAGCAGTACATCAATCGGCCCCCGTCCCCTGAAGAAATGATGGGGCGGAAGTCAGCATTGATGGACTCAGCCAAAGATGCGGCCAAGAAGAAGGCAGCAAAACAGGCCAAGTATGCTGAGGACAAGATCGAGGAAATCTTACGGAATGGTAACTTTTACCATTCTTTTGCTGAGTTCTTGGTCGATCTAGCCATCTTCCCGTTCGCGGTTATTAAGGGTCCCGTGGTCCGGATCGTGTCCGAGATCGCCTGGACGCCGAACAACCCGCAGCCGTCCATTAAGCATGTCCCGCGCCTGACGTGGACCCGGGTGTCGCCGTTCGACATTTGGTTCACCCCCGGCGTTGCCGACATTGAGAACGCCGACGTGATCGAGAAGCTTCAGGTCACGCGCGCCGAACTCAACGATCTGCTCGACCTCCCCGGCTACGACACTGCCGCCATCCGCGCGGTGCTCGACGAGTACGGGCGCGGCGGTCTCTATGACAATTGGGACTACGCCGACCAGGAGCGCGCCGTTCTTGAGAGCCGAGAGAACCCGCAGTGGAATCGCTCGGCGATGATCACGATGATGGAATTCAACGGCAACGTTCAGGGCCGCACGTTGCAGGATTACGGGCTCGCCGTGCAGGATGAGCTTCGCGACTACCACGTTCAGGTGTGGGTCATTGGGTCGCACGTGATCAAGGTCAACCTGTCGCCGTCGCCGCGCCAGCGCCACCCGTACTTCATCACGTCGTTCGAGAAGGTGCCCGGCACGCCGATCGGCAACGGGCTCACTGATCTGCTCGCCGACTTGCAGGAAGCCGGCAACGCCACGCTGCGCGCCCTGCTGAACAACATCGCCATCTCGTCGGGCCCGCAGG